CTTGGAAACAGACGAGGGAACCAACACCGACACGTATGTTAATGTAAGGGGCAAGGGAACTGGTCAAGGGTATCTGCTATGCCATGACACCAATGAGTACATCCAAGTAGGGTGCGACTCATCTATCGGCCACATTCGCCTTTATGGTGTCGCGCCCGGTGACATCACAATCTACGATAACGCAAACGCAAATGTTGCTTGTTTCAGTAATGCCGCAGAAGGTGAAACCCCAGCATTTACCATCGCTGGTTACAGAACAGGTGATTCCAAACGCACATTTTCCGCTTCCGTTGGGGCAAGTGCCGCTGACCAGATCGACTTCACCGGCCTATCTACCTACTCGTTTGACGGTGACGTGGTAGTTGCCGAAGCCACCCCAAGTCTTACGCTCTACGATACAGACATCAGCGGTGCGAATTGGGGCAAAGCGAAGGTGAACTGTGCGGGTGCCATAATGACGCTCGGCCACGCAAAGGTCGATGGTTCGGGTGCGATTACGTTCTGGAGTTTCGACGCGAGCGATGGGTCAAGTACAACTGGCTATGCGATGACGGTGGATGATCTGACGATCAGCACGCCGAGCAACATCTACAGTCTTTCCCATGATTCCTTTGCCGATGTTGATGCTAACGAACACGTCGATCATACAACCATCACTCTTACAGCCGGGAACGGGTTGACCGGCGGCGGGACGATTGCGGACAACCGAACCTTCGCTGTTGGAGCGGGGACCGGCATCACTGTCAATACAGACGACGTTGCCCTTTCGCACCTCGGTATTGAATCCTTGTCTGATCCGGGTGCGGATCGGATCATGTTCTGGGACGATGACGAATCCGCTTGCAAGTGGCTGCAAGCAACGAAAGGCGTACAGATTTCAGGTACGGAACTTACCTTTGACTATTCTTCCCTAACGGCAGACACGCCAGCCGATGCAGACCTACTCTGCTTCTACGATGATACGGGTTCTGCTCATGACAAGATCACGTTTCTCGATTTCAAGAAGAAATTTGCCGCCGATGCGGTCGTTGCTGCGTATACAACAAATGCCGGGCAGACAGTTAATGACATCACCACGACCATCATAGACTTCGAGGATCAAGTTCACGACACCGATTCCTGTGTAACGACCGGGGCGGCATGGAAATTCACAGCCAAAAACGGAACTGCAATCTACGTACTTGACCGTGAAACAGATCATTCATCAGCGAATCACTATTTGCATAACTATGGTAGTGGCCTTGTTTATCTGAATGGCACTACTGATTATCTTGACATAAGAGTGTACCAGAATAGTGGGGGGAACCTTACGTTATACAATGGTGACTCACTACACAATTGGGTGTCAATTCACCTAATTAGATAACAGGAGACAAAACATGGCTGATTTCACATTCACAATCCCCGATGATAAGCTCGCAACCGTGCGCGATGCAATATGCGAGAACCAGGGGTGGGATTCGTACCGCCGAGAATTGCAGGGTTTGACGGACAGGCTGCAAGCCCAAGTCGACAACGAGGAAATCTCGCAGGCGACGATGGACGATCTTATCGCTGCGAAGGTTGCCAAGATCGGACCCGCTTTGAATAAAGCGGCGTGGGCCAAGTGGCGCATCGGCTTGTGGATACGGGGCCAAGTACAAAAGTACCAGCGGAAAATCGCCAGTGACGCAGCGATAGAGCCCGTTGGAATCGACACGGACATCGCAACCACCGACTAACGCGAGGAGCAAAATGAAAGCGCGAAAGATTGACCTGCGAGACTACGTGCCTCCCGGTGTGGAGGGTCCGGTCGAAAAGATCAAAGTTCGGCAAACGCTGGCGAACCTGATTACCCATCCTGGACTCAAACTGTCACCGAAGGAATTGATTGTCAGTGGAATCTTGGCAGACACAATCGAAAAGAGCGGGCAAGAAGTTCTGGTAGACAAACGCGACTACGAAACAATCACCAAAGCCCTGGACAAGATCGTACCGGAGCTAGGGTTGGGCCGTGCCCACTATCCTTTGATGGACCGTGTCTACAACGCACCGGAGATTGAGGTCGAGGCCAAAGACGAGCCCAAACAACCGGAGCCGGAAAAGAAGTGACGCAGCTCTATTGGACAACGCTGACGGTCGACCAATGGGCCAGTATGACGGTGGACGAGTGGGCCACCATGCTGGTCGAGCCAGTGGGCGAACGGCGTGACCCAGGCGACACCGACTGGCTACGTGACGATCCTGGCAATATCAGTGTGAGTCGTGAGGGGTCTGGAGGCGTCACCCTGACGCAAGATGGCCCTGGTGGTATATCCATCACAATTGCCGGCCCAGCCGCCTTAGGCGTGACGAGAGACGGCCCTGGCGGCATTTCCGTGGCATATACCGGCCCTGGTGGCACAATCCTTGCTCAAAATGGCCCTGGTGGGGTCGGTTTGACCCGGATCGGCCCCGCTGGGGTTGATTTGACCCGGATCGGCCCCGCTGGAATTGCTACGGCAGTCGGTGGCCCCGCTGAAATCGGTCTTGCCAGGGGTGGCCCTGGCGGCGTAATCTTTTCACGATAGGAGTGCAGATCATGGGACGAGTTTACGAACAGGTGCAGATCGACCAACAGGCCGCTGGTTCTACGACACTAAGGGCGGCGGTGGACAGTAAGAAATGCACATTGCATCGGCTATTCGGCACGCTCTCTGCAAACGGGAGTATTATGATTGAAGAATCGGACGGTACAAACCTGACTGGCCCAATGCAGGTGCTTGCCGATGCAGGACCATTCGAGATTGGGCCAGCGGACAACCCACAATTCAACCTCAAAACCGAAAGTGGCCAAGGGTTAGTGCTTACTACGTCTGGTGGGCTGTTCAAGGGGTTCGCTTTCGTGTCTTATGACGACGACTGAGGGAATTATGTTTGAAGAAACAATTGTCGCTGGCCGGACTATCGACTTCACTGTAAGCCTTTATGAGGACGATGGCTCCACGGCCGTGAATGTCGCAACAGGCGATGTGGTGCGATGTAAACTGTCCCGCAATCATGGGACACCTGTTCTGGACATCGACAGCGTAGCTAGGTTGTCTGGCGGCAGTTTCATTACAGCCTCTGTTGGTTCAAACGAAGTCACGATTCGGTTCGGCCAAGATGACACCGCCGACCTTTACGGCGTTTATTCCGCCGAGGTCTTACTGGTTGACGAAAGTGAAACGTACCCAACGGATGCGATCAAGTCGTTTGAAAAAGGCGTAATTACGTTTCTGCCGGGTGCTGGTGGCGACGTAGGAAAGACATAGGTGCTGCATGATACTTGATCCCGGCGAGATTGCCGTCTGGCTCGGCAAAGGCAGTACGCTCACAGACGCCGAGGCTGCGTTGATCGCCATGATTCAGCCGATGGTGGAGCGGAGCATCAAGGCGTATTGCGGGTGCAATCTGGAACCACAAAAAACCTACACGCATTATCTCCCACAACGGCGGCGGGGCAATCCGGCGACGTCCGTCCGTTCATGGGATGTTAGTGGCGATAAGGCTGTTTCTGTATCGGCTGGTCGGTCGCTTGAATCGGAGTCACTGTGGTTGCCAGAACGGCCGGTACGAAGTATCACGAGCGTCAACGTGGACGAAGGAGCCTATGGTGGCCAGGGCTCGACGGATTTTTCTGGTAGCAATCTGGTGGCGGGAACCGATTATCAGATTGACGAACTGGAATCCGGCCTGTCCATTTCCGGCAAGCTAATACGTCGCGGGTCATTCTGGCCCTCATTCCCACGTACCGTGAAGGTGGTCTATACGGCAGGATTCACTCAAGCGGAATTGACTTACGATTCCACCAACCGCGAGGCTGGTATTGCGGCAAATGTGAAATTGGCTACGCTCTATGCGATGCAGGCGGTGTTCGCACAACATGGGGTCGATGCGGGTGACATCGTGTCTGAAAAGTTGGGCGATTATTCCGTAAAATACGCTGGTGGCATCGCGCAGGAATTGCCTAAGCGATCCAAGAAGTTACTGCGCCCGTTCATCACATATGCGAGGTTTATATAATGAGCCTTTCGTCACTGTGTTCTCGCCACACCGTCGTTCACAACACGCAGTCCGAAACGACTGGCACGGCTGGCAGCCTATCTCCGTCACAGACGCAAGGCAATACGCACACCTGTTTTATCCAACCAGCCAGCACGAATGACCGACTCGTCTCGACTCAATTCGAGACAGAAATAAGCCACGTTTTGTATTATGACCACGATCCGGGGTTGGAACAGGGGGACGAGGTCATATTTGGTACACGGACGTTCGAGGTTGACGCGAGGGCGATCAACACCGACGAGGCGGGGCGATTATGGAAAGTCTACGCGCTCGAAAAAGACCGGGACCAATAATATGCTACCACAGACCGGACGAGCGAGGATTCAGTGGTATGGCCATCGCGTGTCTGCGCAAATGCAAGCGGACCTCGTGAAGGGCCTTCGCTTGGCGACGTCATATTGCCGCAAGCGGATCGTCTTAGTTATCAGCAAGAGTAGTCGCGTCGGGAGCGGTGCGAGAAGTCCTGGACCTGGCGTTGGGCCACCGATGCGATTTGAGCACAGCAAGCCGGGCCAGCCACCGCGAGCGGACACAGGCAAGTTGCGGCAGTCGATCTATGGGCAAGTACACAGGGAACGTATGCTTGGTGAGGTCGGCACAACGCTCAAGTACGGTGCCGGTCTGGAAAAAGGAACTAAAGCCCATACGATTGTACCGCGACGAAAAAGGTTTCTTGTTTTCGGTGTCGCCCGTGGCGGGCAAACATCATTCCGTCGTGGTGGGAGAACACAACGTCGTGACCGGGATGCCGTTACGGGCCGCTTTGTGGCTCGGTCACATTGGGTGTTTGCAAGGCGAGTGCGTCACCCCGGCACGAAACCTCGCCCATATATTTTCCGTACCGTGCAGCGGAACCGCCAGCGACTTATGGCGTTGATTTGTCGACCAGCACAAACTAGAATGCGCGTCGTCTAATGAGGGTATATGGATGGCTACATTTTTCGAGACGATCAAAACGCGGTTCGATGCCGATTCGCAATTGAGCACCGATGGGTTCAGTGAACTATTCCAGGGACATGCAAAAAAAGGCGAAGATAAACCCTTTTGTGTTTTGAAGGTCTTAGAGGATGAGAAAACGCGAGATGCGTTCGGTGTGAGATTTCACGAGGGGCTGTTTACGTTCGTTGTGGACACGACGACGCAGGAACTCGCGAAAAGCCTACGCGACGATATCGTGGATGTGTTCAAGGATTGCGAAAAAGACTTGAGCGTTGACAATATTAACGTCTATTTATTGGAAGAACAAGCCACCCGTTATGACGAAACGGAAGTTGGGTTGTGGTGGTGCGAGATTGATTACAAATACGGATATTCGGAGGCCAGACCATGAGTACCACGTTATCGGATCGGCTTAATTTCAGGTTTCATTGGACCCATGACGACACGACCGATGCAGGGTTAAGCACACCGTCCGACAGTGGAGAATATCAATATCTAATGGCGCTGGCGCAAGGGAAGGGGGCGAACCAAAACGACATCCTGTTTCGGGATCGCCGCACACTGACTTCCAATACAGGGACGGATCAACTCGATTTGTCAGGTGGATTGACGGACATCTATGGCAACGCGCTTACCTTCGTGACCGTCAAGGCGCTCATCGTTGAGAACAAGGGCCTACCGGCTGCTGGCAACGATGGTAGTACTGATGACTCGTGGACTACGGCGGCTGGACAGGATTTACTCATCGGTGGGGCGTCGTCGAACGCATGGCAAAAATGGCTGAATGACACCGCAGGGGCAGAAGTGCGACTCCGTTCGGGTGGGTTATTCGTCTTGACGGCCCCCGTGGACGGCGTTAAAGTGACGGCTGGAACCGGGGACATTCTACAGATTTTGTGGGATGGCTCCGTAGCGAGCGGCGGCGACATCGAGTATGACATCATAATCGCTGGCGTCGCATAACACCAAAGTACCGCAGACCCTTGTGCTTGGGTACCAGAGCAACTGGACCTGACTCCAAACGGAGCAGGTCCTTTTTTTTGGAGGTGGAGAATGTCAAACGATTATAGGACCGGCAAATATGGCCGCGTCAAGGCTGGCGCGAACGTGTTGGCCTATGCAGACAAATGGGATATGACACTGGCGGCAGACAGCGGTCATTTTCCCACGTTCGGAAGCGGTGGTTACAAGTATTCGTCTACTGGTGCCATCGGAGCGACCGGCACAATGGAAGGCCCTTACGATTTTGATGACCCGGCCGAGGACGAACTCGCCGTGGGCACGAATTACGATCTGGAACTGTACCTTTCGACTGTCACGGGAGGCGATGCACGGTTCTATACCCTAAACGCCGAAATCACCGACTTCCAGGTTTCGGTCGATGCCGCATCAGGGGATCCGTTGCGTTGGACCGCAAGTTGGCAATCGCACGGAACAATCACCGACCCGTCGTAAGTTCGATTCCTCGACCATACTACCTAAACCCCGGAGGAAGGAACAATGGACGGTGCACACCGCGCGTTTGCCTCGCCAACAAAGATTGGTTTGGCTGGCAAGGATTACACGGTGCGGCCCCGCATTGCGGAGCATTATGCGGAGTTCGAGGACCATCTATTGTCGTTGCGAGAAAATCCACTCGTTGCGGCAAAGGAAATGCTCGCCTTAGTTGGCGATGATCCCGTTGTCGTGAAACAAATACTTGAAGTCGCAATGGCACAGCGGTGTCATGCGAAGTCAATCACGCGACAAGAGTTGAGCGATTGGATGGACTCGTTGCGAGGGATGGCCTATGTGGCGTGGGTCCAATTGCGGCACAACGATCCCGACTATGACAGTGAGAATCCACTCGGTTCATGTAAGACCATTACGCCGGAAACGCTCTTGGCCGATATAATGACCGAGTTCGAGGGCGTACTGAAAAGCGTGATGAAAAACACGACGTTAACGGGGCAAGAGGCGGCGGACGCGGCAGAATCTTTGCTCGTTGATCGAATACAGGCGGACCTCGGACGCCCGTCCGGTGAGGATGGCTTGGGAAACTCGACTGGCCCGAACTTGCCGCCCTCGACGGCGGGGGAGGGCCAGACGACGAGCGAGCCTTCCCCTGGCGGCGAATCCTAAGACGGTTGGGCGAAGATTACGGGTTCACGGCCGCACAAGTCGGCAAGATGACACTGTACCAGATACGCACGTACTTGGCCGAGGAAAAAGACCTTGGTCCTGGTGTGCGGGTTGTTGGTGGTAGTGAATGGGCGGAACTGAAGCGCAAGTGGTTGAAAAAGCGACGACGGAAAGGGAATCGCAAGAAGCCATAACTGGAGGATAAGCATGCCAATCAAACTGGGCGAGGCGTTCGCTTATATCTTCGTCGACCAAAAAGGATTCAAGGCTGGCATGGCGTCGGTACATGCGCATTTCACAACCGGAATCCAGAAGATGCAGGTCGTGGCGAACAAGGCGAAGATCGCCCTATTGCTCGGTACGGCCGGTTTCGGAGCCATCGCAAAGGTGGCCGCTGGCTTCGAGCAAGGCATGGCGCGGGTCAAGGCGCTGACTGGTGAAACAGGGTCGGCGTTCGACGCCATGTCGGCGCAAGCGAAGGAACTTGGGGCAACAACCGTCTACACGGCACGGCAGGCATCACAGGCGATGGGGTTCTTCGCTTTGGCTGGTTTCAAGTCAGACAAGATTATGACGGCGATGCCCGCCACGCTCGACCTCGCCGCAGCCGGACAGATGGATGTCGCACAAGCGGCCGACATCACCGCAAAAATCATGGCCGGAATGGGGATCGAAGCAAAAGACCTCACGCATACAGTGGACGTGTTAACAAAAGCGTTTACTACGTCGAACACAGACCTCGTGATGCTCGGCGATGCGATGAAATACGTTGGGCCAATCGGTAAATCTTCCGGAAAAGACATTGAAGAACTGACGGCAGCGATTCAAGTGATGTCAAACGCCGGCATTCAAGGGCAGATGGCCGGAACGGCCTTGCGTAATATGCTCCTGCGATTGCAGATTCAGCCCGGTGCTGTCGGTGACCAACTCAAAGCGCTGGGTGTGGATGTCAAGGATTCAACGGGTAAACTGAAACATCTCGGCGACATTATCGACGAGGTGACAGCCGCTACCGAAAACATGGGTGAGGTCGAGAAAAACGCCGCCATCGGCCAGATTGCCGGTATTCGCGCCGTATCTGGCTTTATGGCTTTGATGGAGCAAGGTGGCTCACAAATCAAACGGTTCGAGTCATCGCTGCGGGATGCTGGTGGGACGGCGAAGCGGATTGCTGAAACACAACTCAATACCCTACAAGGCCAGTTCATCATAATGAAGTCAGCGGTCGAAAGCGCCGCGATTACGTTCGGCGAAATGATGATTCCAGCGTTGCGTGGTGTCGTGAAATGGGTCCAAGAGTGGGCTCGTGGACTGGCCGCGTGGGACGAGGCTTCTGTCCGTAATGCGTTAAGTACCGCAGCGTTGACCGGAAAGGTATTGCTGTTATTGATCGCCATGCCAAAAGTGGCGGCAGTAATGAAAGTATTGATTGGGCTTTTGGGCGGCGCGTCGATTAACCCGGCGGTTGTGGCTGTCATCGCATTAACGGCCGCCGTGACGGCGTTGGGTGGTGCGTGGGTAGAAGCCAAACTGACCGGGCGAGATTTCGTCGATGTCTTGAAAGACAACATCAGCGCAATGCTCGGCCTAAACAAGGCGACGAAAGAACAGATCAAGTTAGAGCGGTTACGCAAGGCAGCACAAAAGGAAAGTGACCCCGACGATCCAGAGAAAGTGAAAAAACGATTCAACAACATGATGAATCTACGTGCGGAACTCGGCAAACGCAAGCGGCTCGCTGAACTTAAAGTTAAGCGATACGAGTCAGAAGGGCCGAGTGCGAAAGAACAACTGGCATTCTATTGGAACACGCCGGAAAAGATTGGCGGCAATATCAGGGAGTCGATGAAAAAGGAAGCTCGCAAAGAATTAACGATGGTTGATCGCGAGTTGGGTCGCGTGAATCGCGATTTACGGTCGCAATTCGGTGGTACAGGTACACCGGAGTATCCGTTCGCCACGAACTACACGTCGGGTCAAACCCACAAAGCCCCGGCGATGTCCGCAGACCAGAAACAGGCGTTGCGTGCGAGTCAACAAGCCGCCTATATTGAAAGGCGTCGTGCGGCGAAACGAGGTGGCTTCGGTGCAACTATGGATCGTGCGTTCGCTGAACATTACGCCGAACAACCTATGTTATCCGAGTTCGACAAGGCAGAAATGGCGGCGATTCAGAGACGCATGGCAACGCGAGACAAATCTATCCAAGCAATGGAGTCAACAACAGGCAGCGCTCGTCAAGTTGGGTTTTCCGGTCTGCAAGAGTTCTCGCGTGCGATCCAGACGAATCTCGTTCCTCCCGCTGCGGAAACCCGTGACAAAGAGAAGTTGCGTCTCGCCAAAGAAGCACAGACTGCCGACGCAAGAAAACTCGATATGCTCAAGGCGATTGCGAAAAACACCGCTACCGAATCTAGCGGCATGCAGGAGTAGCACGATATGACGGCGACCATACTTGACGAGTTGCGGCGAACTGGCCCAACATGGAACGGTGGCGCCGCCACAGCGACTCGTGAAATCAAGATTGCAGGTAGTGACATACAGAACTTAATGGAGGATTTACTTGGTGCGACCTTCGTCGCCGGGCAAGGGTTCCGTATCACGCAGAAGGTTCGTCACCCGGAACACAATTGGATGATACTAACCGGCCTGAATTTCGACCATTGGGAACCGGAAAAACCACCCGTAAGCGGAACCGTTTATGAGTTCCGCAAAGCGATCCTAACATACACAGGCAAATTACTTGAGGCGAATGGCCAGGACGACACCGACCCTGATACGCCCGCTGGCACTTACCTAACGCATGACATGGAATCGTCCGTCGAAATGATGACGATACCCAGTCATGGGTTCGTTTGGGCGACCGCGCCGAAAGACCCGCTACCGGATAATGTGGAAGTCGGTATTAAGATTCCGACGACAACGCATCGTCTGACATGGGATAACGTCGTAGAGCCACCATTCGCTGCAATGCACAAACTGATCGGTTGTACAAACAACGCCACCATTTTTGGTTGCGTGGCGGAGACGATCATGTTCGCCGGGTATGGGTCAAATAGGGTGTATGACACGGATGGGTGGCCGATCTATACGATTCATTACGAGTTTATAGAGAAAAACATTTCCTATAAAGATGGCGGGGTTCTCACGAGTGGGATCGGTTGGAACCACTTCTACCGTCCCGGCGCGGCCGTGCCATGGCAGCGAATTGAAAACGCAGAGACAGGCGAAACGCAAGTCTATCCCGCCGAGGACTTGACGGAACTGTTCAACTTTGCCGCTATTGCGGAGTAACAATGAAGAAGCTGCCGCGATTCCACCGTGGACAGCGGTGGTCCGAAACATCAGCCAGCGGCATGAATGATGCCATGTCGCAAGCCGAAATGGCAAGCAAGGCGACGGGGGCGGGCGGTATTACTGTCGGCGCCGGTCCCGGTGGAATTACAGTCAAAGGGTCTGGTTATTCGCGCGTCGCCACATTCGAGTTGACTGAGGCGGTGCAATGGCCCGACCCAACTCGCACCGCTGGTAGTGCGTCAGAACCGGATGTCCCATGGGTTGAGAATTGTCGAGTTGTCCGCTACCACCCAACGGAATATACCTACCAAGAATTTACGGACCATGCACCGACGATCTATCTACCCAATTGTTTTCGCAACGATGATGGCATCGGCATCGGGATTGCGCGATGTGGAAACAATGACCGAATAATTGCCGGTTTATCTCGCCAATCGGGCCGCTGGGAATCACTCGCTCCGCCTTTGAGTGTGTGGCGGTTCGAGTTGAAGGATACGCTTGCGCCAGGGGGGCAAGCGACGGCCTACCTACTTGAAGATTTGTCAGGCACCCTCACGCCAAACACGAACATCGAGTTCGAGGTTTATGATCGTCACTCTGAGTTTCGTGGCCGTGCGAGGAACGCTGGGGTGTGCGCTGGGTCGCGAGGCCGCGCTCGGTATTTCGGCGACTCCCAACTTTGGGAGATTGAAAAACTGCAACCACACGCCACGATGATCCGAGCCCTAGTAAACGAGGCCGGTGGGGTTGCCGATACAGATGCGACCTACAATATCGACAATGTGACTATCATGCAGCCGGTGGACACCGCACTCTTTATGAGTTCGGACGGGACCGCTCCAACGGAGGCAAATAATCAGGCCGACGGCGAACTTGACAATAACGCTGTTGTGATTCTCGGCTGGAATGATGAACAGGAGGACTGGGACACGTTCGTTGGTCCCTGCCCGGCATGACTCTATGGACGCCAGACAAGACATTATGGAAGCCCGGCGATCCGCTCGATTTCCGGCCACGTCGCGACCGGCGACGGCTTCCAATCTTTCGCGAGTATGGCTACGGCTACCCGTGCTGTTGTGAGGGTGGGCCGCCTTGTGATTACTGTACTGGCGGGATGCCTGACGGCTACAATGTGACGTTTTCAGGTGTTGCGAACGGAACGTGCGGAACTGCCGCTTATTGCACCGGCTATTGGAATGACACCTTTCCTTGCATCCCTAGTACAGATGAACCAGTCAATAACTGTCTTATGTACTTCCCCGGTCCCGGCGCAGGCGATTATGATACCCCCGGACACGATTGCGGAGGCGGGTGCGGCGCGCAAAGCTATCTGGTCCAGGTTCTCTGGTATACGCTTCTGGGGAATTATGGCGTCTTTGTCCAGGCCGCGCTTTACAGCGAGCATTGCGCAACGACCACCGTCGATTTCTACAAAGAATGGGCTAGTAAGCCCGATTGTAGTTTGAGCGACGAAACACTGACATACGATCCGCTGACCGATACCATGACGGCGTGTGACTTTTCCTCCGCTACCTGTACCATTACAGCGACATGAATGACTCAACTCGACGGTTTCTTCGTCACCGGGCGGAGGTTCTCAGCGGCGGAGCGCGGTACAGCGACGTGACGCTATACCGCGCA